CTAACTTTGTCCAGTTCTTCGCGTTGTCCGGTAGATTAACTACCTCAACATTACCGTTAATTGATGTTATAGCTTTCATCTTTTCCTCTTCTTTGGTTTCATAATTGAAATTGTAACGGGTCATAAACTTTACGTGTGTAGTCCATGTTCACTATTGATTCCCTATCCTGTGCGCTGTTCGCTGTACAGAGAGGAACAAAAGAACATAGACCAAACCGCGTTTCACAACAGGAGAAGTTGCTGTAGAAAATCTTTTCCGCCTCCGCCTCTTGCTCGCCAACTAGGTTAACATTGTCAACGTAGTCGTCAAATTTTAGTATGATTCTGTCCACAAGATCATCAACGTAGTCCTTGAACTTCGCCAGTCTGTCTTTACTAAACTCAAATATCTCGCTGCGCTCAAACTTGTTCTTGTTGGAACGCGCAAGAAAGATTCCGTTTATCATACAGCCTATGTAGTCGTCAGGAAACAACGTGTTCCAGATAAGATTATAAAACATAAGCTGCGGTGATACCTTGTACGAGGCGAAGTAAGCGGCGGTGTTGTACGCTGCTGTGGATTTGTGGTCTACGATAACAGGTCTGCCGTAGTAAGTCCCAACGAAGTCTATCGTACCGCAAAAGAGTATGTCCAACTTAGGTGTCTGCTTGTACGGGTAGGCGAAGCGCATCTCCAGTACAGGGTCGGGGTCTTTCTTTACCTCAAGCCCTGTGTCTATGCTGAAGTATTGATTGAGTAGGTTGACTAGGTGCGCTAAGTCTCGAAAGTCTTTGTCAGGTACGAGAACATCTGCGTAGTGGTCTATGGCTTTATTGATTGCTGCATCCTTGTCACCGTTCTCGTAGAAGGACTCAAGTGCTTTATGTACAGCAGTACCATACTCCATCTTGTGGTTAGAGTTACGTTTTCGTAGTCCACGGAATAGCATATACCATAGCCTACGTTCACAAGCTGACTCTTTAATAAGGGACGCATCTATCTTTACAATGTACTTGCCCTCCGGTGTTTTCTCTAAATTAAGTAATTCCATAGGTTCTTTTTAGTTCTTCTGCCTTGTCGAGCAGGGTTTTCTTTTCCTTTATAACACGCTTCTTTCGCGCAGTCTTTGGCTTCGCCAACTCTACCTTGGGTTCTGTTAGTGCAAGGTACTTTTCAAAATGCTGGAGTAGCTCATCATCTGACATAGCTTCCAACTGTTCTACGGTACAATCCAGTAGTTGCTCAATTGTCATAAAAGTCTATGATAAATAAAGCAAGGAACAAGAGTGTAAAGAACAAAGATGCTACAGATAAAATTGTAAGTGGCATAGGCTATCGTATCACAGCGAGTCTGTCTTGTGCTGTATCAAACTCGAAGTCTATGGTTTTCTGTTGTTCCTCTAGCCACCTCAAATCCTCCTCCTTGAGTACAAGGTTATCCCGCTTCCAAGTCTCCATGTCTTGTGCAGTTTGCAGCCAAGTGAGTAGCTCACCACGCCAGACGCTAGAGTCTGCGTAGTCGTACTTGAGTTCCTTCTCTTTAATCAAGTTACGTACAGTGTCCTTGAAATAAACAAGAACACCCGTGTCTGTTTTCCGCATGGAAATCTGGGAACGTAGTTCAGCATAGACCGAACCGTACTCTTCCGAGTTATCCACTAGGAACTTGAGACCGTCCATGAGCTTAACATACAGGGTGTTAACCGTGTAGCCTGTGTCTTCCGACGTAACAAGTATGTCGTTTCTTCCATCGAGTAGCCTGTCCAGTACAGGCTTTACCTTGGCTGTGCTACTTGCGCTATACGACGAACGTACTGATAACGGGCGTGAGCGTATTCTACGCAATAGGTTTGAATGATCTTCTAAAGTTTTTTCTGACATAGTTAAATTAAAATTAAGAGTAGCGTAGTGTTTCTATGGGCGACAGAGTTGAACAAGGGGGAGTACAAAAACCCTTGCTACCGATATCCCGTTGTAGGCTCTCCCTACACACCATGCTACGCTACTCTTTGTTTTCTTAGCCTTCGCTAGAAGGCATCAGTTCCTCCATGCGTTTGATTAACGCCTTACCCTGTTCAATATCACCAGCGGCAAACGCTGCCTTGGCTTTATTGAAAAGCTTGTTAGGAGTTTCTGTCGTAGTCTCCGGTGTCCACTTGTCAGCGTCCTCCTTGGTGTAGATTACCTGATCTGGATGCTTCTGGTCTAACTCAGCCTTGAGTTCCTCAGTTGTTTTGCCGTTAGGCTTCAACGAGTTCTTTACCGTAGACCGGATACGTGCGCTAACCTGTTGGTTCAACAAGGCTAGTGTTTTTTCCTCGCCGTACCTGCTAACTACATCTGCTGTAGTCTTGAATTCTGGTACTGCGAACTTATAGCCTTCCCAATCGCCAGACTGGAAATGCTCCATCGTGTAGTTTGTTTCTACGTTTAACATAGTATTTACTTTCTTTTACTGATGCACCTTTAACTGTTAGTGCAAAATTCATTTAACTGTTAGCAGTTAATTTTTTAACTATCTATATAGAGCAGGAATCATGCCAACTGTTACAACTGTTGAAAAATAATCTTAAAAGTTGAAAGTTTTTTCGTAGCCTATATTCCAGTTTCCAGTATTCCAGTTTCCACAGGGGGGCTGGAATAATAATACTCTGTGTTAAGGTTGTCTTTCCCTGTAAGAAATTTTCTTAGAGCCTAGAGTAGAGGTCTAGGTTGTCTCGGCCTAGGACTTTGTACTGTTTGGCGAGGCGAATAAGTTCCCGCACGTTGCCTGAGAGTAGTTCCTCTTGGTATTTCTTGGCGGTACGGATTAGTTGCCAGAGGTCTTTGATTTCCTCTGGTGTAAAACCTAAGCCAAGGGAGTCCACTATAAGTGGGATGTCATCTGGCCTGTCTCTCAATGGTTTTAGGTCTAGCCTGTAGGTGGCGATTCTATGGTAGAGGTCTTCACGGAAACCGGAGTTTACTTTGTTCGAGGCAAAGATAAATCGGCCCTTAAACTCTGTGTCTTCGTTCTCACCTATCCTACGAAACTTGCGCGTCTCTATGACACGGAGAAGCAAGACCTGTAGCGCAGGGGATATGTCTCCTATCTCATCCAGAAACATCGTACCTCTGGAGGCTGCGACCAGCAGACCCATACGATTGGATACCGCACCAGTATAGGCTCCTTTAACATGACCAAAGAGTTCGCTCTGTATCATGCTCTCCGGTATTGCTGACAGGTTCAACGATAGAAACCTACCGCTACGTCTGCCATGTAGCCTACGTGCAACAAGGTCTTTACCTGTACCACTCTCTCCGGTAATCAGCACCGTATCATCTAGAGGCGCAAGCTTATCCGCCAAGGCTAGAAGCCGCAGGGTGTCAGCGTCCCGTGTAACAAAGCCAAAGTCTTTTGGTAGAGTGTGTGCCTTGAGTAGCTTCTCTGCCTTTTCCCGTAGGCGCTCTGCGTCAGTCTGTGACTTCATTGAACTTGGTCTCCACTAACTTGATGAACGCCTCCTCTATGTCCTTGACTCGCTCTAGTCCAGAGACATCGTACCAGAAGATAAGCTCGGAGCTGTCTTGTTGGATAGCAATGTCCTCGTCTGATAGAGTATCCATCTTTATCTGTGTGCCGTAGCCACCGTTGGCGAAGTAGCCAAACTTTTTGCGTATGTCTGGGGGTTCTAGTTCTTGGAGGTGAAACAGGAATCGACGCATCATAAACGTAGCGCACATGGTTATACACAACTTGTCTATGTCCATCATCTCTTGGAAGTCCTTGATCTTAACGTAGGTTACGTGAGCCTCTTGGCCGCTGCGACAAGGGAACGTAGCGATAACTTCGCAGCCGTAACCCAAGGTTTCTAGGTGGTCTATGGCTTTGTATATCAAGGCTCCCCTGTGGAAGTAGCAGTCCTCCGGTATACCACAATGGTTCCAGCAATTAACGTAGATTGTCAGGAGTCTTTTGCCTTTGGTTATGACTGTCTCTGTTTCCTCTTCTTCCATGAAGTGTTCGGGAGAGCAGTCTGCTATGGCGGCTTCTATGTTTATTGTACCTCCGGCTACAGTAGGCACGTACTCCGTCAAGTAGTCTTCGAGTGGTGCGATAGAGTCTGTTACTTTGTCGTCTATCTTTGTGCGCTCCAGCTTTGGTATACCCCAACCACCTGCGTCCAGTATGAACACGGCTTCAAGCCAAGACTTCGTACCGTACCAGTCGTCTGTCTCTGTAGTTTCCTTTGAAGACCAAATGTTTAATTCCGAGTTGTTCTCGTCTAGCTTTGGCTCATTGTCTAGGACAGAGCGGAACTCGTCCCAACTATAGATTGTTTTCTTTATTATCTTCATGGCTTAAGCGGCGTTGTCGTTCTTCTCGCAGTTCCTGTATCTCTCGCCCAAACTTTGGCAACTCTACGAGTATCTTGTTTACGTCGTAGTTCATAACCAAATCCATACTGTAACCTACCAAGGTCATTAGTGGGTCAAACAGTTTACGGGCTACCTCTGGATTCCTTTCTTCGCAGTAAGCGTAGAGGTATAGGTTAATATCCTTTAACGTGTAGTCCTTGTCGGGGTTTAGCTTGTAGTCTAGTGTTATCTTCATAAGTATAGGTTCGGGGGTTCGCCTTTTATATCAAAGCCTTTGTTAGTTCTAGCATCTTCAAGTAAGAGTAGAAGACATCGCTGATCTTCCTCTGACATCTCATGCCAATGTTCATTTATACGGTCTATGTTAAATGTAATCTTTAACGGCTGATCTTCTGGTATATCCTTGAGATCGGAAGCCTTTAGGTATTTACTTTTTCTAGGTTTTTTATATTTCATGGTTCAAAACGGTACTTCTTCGTCTACGATATCCTTTACTTCTTCCGGTACGTTCGACTCCATAGATGGTGGTTTCTTATCGTGCGGACTGTTGTACTGAGTCTTTATAGGCTTGAGCTTCTCCATGTATACGTCAAGCAGCTTACGTCGAGCGTCACCTTTGACAGAGCGAAAGACTGTGGCATCTAGGCAATCTACTGCATCCCAACCAGACATAGCTTGTAGGGTAATACATTGGTGTAGATTACGTGTGCTGAAAATGACCCGTATCTTGTTATTCTCTGCGTACTCCCTCATCTTCTGGAACCTGTCGCAGAATTTATTAAACTGTACGGGAGTAATGTGAGGTTTGTCTACTCGGATATACGTTTCCTTAACCCAAGCTTTCTCCGCATCCGTATCGTACGGCCACTCTATACAGACAAACTCGTTTAGCAGGGCTACGTCTAGCGCGTTGCGTCCTACGTACTCGCGATCTGGCCCAAGTCCCCATGTGTTTGCAGTACACATAAGCCGACAGTCGGGATGTACATCCTGCGGGCCGTACGGCATATTGATATGTCCGCTACAGATACCCTTGATAATCATGAGTACGTTACTATTCCCGTTGTCCATCTCATCTATAACAGCTAGACCACCGTCTTTAATTACGTTAGTCAACACACCAGGTACGTACTGTCCGCCGCTGTTATTGAATCCAATAAGATCGTGCGTCCCTGTCTGTTTGTTAACCTGACGTATAGCGTAGTGCTTACAACCAAGGGCTTTGGCGACAGGCTTTGTTACCCTAGTCTTGCCGCTACCTGTAGGCCCGATAATCATAGCAGACAAACCGGCTCCCAGCGTTTCGAGTAGAGGCTTCACTTGGTAGTGCTGACCCTCCAACGTAGAGTAATGTTCCCTGTTGTGCGCTATGACACGCTTGATTTCTAGCTTTACATTCTGCTGAGTAGTCTCAGCGATTGCCTTTTCCAGAGCAGTAAACTTCTCTGTGTACTTGTTGTCTATTTTTCCTAGGACTTGTTCTGTTAGTCCATCTATCCAGTCATTGTTAGAACTCATTTTCTTCTGTGTTGTTGTTATTGTTTTTCTTTGCATCTAGGTACATACATAGAGCTTGTATTGGGCCCATGACATCTACATATTCAGATGTCTTAAAGACTAGCCAATAAGTAGTCTTGTTGAGTAGCTTGCGATCTGTCCAAGCTAGGCTTTTTCCGTAGACATAAGAGGGAGCTTGGACTTCTACCCAGTCGCCTAAGCTGTAGCCTTTAAGATCTCCGGCTTTTTCGTACGCTTCAAGAATTGTTGGGATACATTCTCCGATGTTCCTGAAAGCTGTTTCGTTGTCTAGAGTAAAGACGTAGGTGTGTGGTAGGTCTACGTATTCTTTATCCTGTGGTTTCATGGGTAGAATAGTAAGTAGCCGAGGGCTATGCCTGTTACCCATGCTAGAGTACCGAGGATAATCCAATGGAGTATGGTTGTCATAGAGTACATTAAGTTTATGTATGTTTTATTCTTCATCTTCTGTAGTTATGTCGTACATATACATCATGTCCTTTACTTCGTCCTCGCTCATGTACTCGGCGAAGGCTAGGATAAGTTGGTCTTTGTCTATCCTACCATCTTCGACCATTTCAATAAGTAGGTTTGTATACTTGCGGCTCATTGCTCTACTGTAAGGTTTTCCTCTTCGTTCTCGGTGTATTCGTCTTTGGTAGCTATGTCTTTTTGTACTGTACCGTTGGTAAATACGTTGACCCAATTCTCTTTCGCACCTACTGAAGCGTTGATGCAACCTAGCTTAGCCTCCACTCTGGCGCATACCTTTTCCTCTATGGTGTTCTTGTACCATATAACATCCTGAGTTGTGTCAGAGATGGAAGTTATACGGTGGCCTCTACCTAGTGCTTGGACTAAGTCTATGGCTGACCATGTCGGAGGTATGATTATGTGTCTTGGCCTAGCCTTCTCGTTGTCGTGGTGTAAGCTGATACCTACTCCACCTGACCGCATGGTGAATAGCATAACATCTGCTTCACCTTTCTGGAACTGTTGCCGTTGATGCTCTCTTGTACTTTGGGATTGTCCGCCAACAATGTGGGTAATCCTAGACCTGGGAAGGCCGAGGTCTACCAGAGACTTGTATACTTCTCGCATAGGTTCAACGAAGTTGCAGACTACGATAGTCTGTCGGCCCCGCTCGATGGTGCTTATCGCACGCTTGGCCATACGCTTGGCGCGAGTAAGCTCGGCTCCCTCTCGGAACTTCTGCATGGCTACGAGCATCTCGTTCCAACCAAAGTTAGTGTTACGGTCGTACTTACGACACTTGGCGAGGAATGCTTCGTAGAAGCCATCGTATTGTGCCTTCTCTTCGTCGCTCTCAAACTCTATGAGACGACAGCGTGTGTGGGTTACGTGTTTGTAGCGTACCTTTGGTACGTAGACCGCGTAGGGTTTCATGGAGTCGCGCAGTCTACCCATTTGCGCTTGGCATAGTTTGTTTGGGCTACCATAGCGAGCGATATCTCGGAGTAGTTGCGGGGCAGTTTCTGTCGTAACTTGTTCTTGGCCGTAGTTCATACCTACACCTTGAACTACGCTACGTGACTCGCTGACTTTCTGGTAGGGAGTGGCAGAAATAAAGATACGTTTGACTCCCTGTGGAATAGACCAAGCGATTTGTGTCTGGGAAGCGGTCTCGTTCTTGAGACCTTGGCACTCATCAAAGACTACCAGAGACGGCAAAGCGTGCGGATTCCAGTTGTATGCGAACGTATTGTGTACCGGATGCTTGTGCTTAGTCCAATAAACCTGTTCACCTATCTTACCTCGTAGACCAGCGTAAGACATAGGGAATACATAGGGAGTTAGCCTAAACTGGTTGATGACCTCTAGAGTTTGGGGTATGACTGCTGCTGGAGTAACCCACAAGATTGGCATAGGCCAATTGCTTTTCTTCTCTAGTAAGTTGTTGTCGAGTAGGTATTTGATTGCAGGGAGTACCATGTAGGTTTTCCCTAGACCGGCGTGAGCTTGGAGCAGAACACCTTGCTTCTGCTGTAGCTTGATGGCTGCACTTGTCGCAGCCTTTATCTGGAACGGCATACTACGCGCTCCAGCATTCTCGACTATCGTTTCAATAGCCGCTTGGACTATATGCTCTGTACAATCTAGCATATGGTCTCTGTCTGGTTTCTGTACTTTCATTTTCTTGGTTAGTCCAAAGTTACTAGCCTTGGATTAAATCTTTATTGTACCACTTAGGCACGGGGGAGTTACGCCACTTGGCAAACGCACGCTTGGCTATCCAATAATATTTGCGGTAAGCCGTAAGCGGGTCGTTTGGAGTATAACAGTAGTTGTCGTAGTCTCCGAAACATTGGGGGTGTGGAGTAAGCTTGCGCTCTGGGAAGTTCAGCCGATTGTACTCCTGGGAACACCAGCGAACAACGCTACCCGATGCGTGTATCTTGCCGTATCTGTTGGTGTACTCTTGGAGTAGGGCGAATGCGTGGTCTAGGAGCCACTCGTAATTTGCTTTAGACTCTCTGGCCCATACAGTACAAGGGTGATTGTAGTGTACGCGCTTGTACGGTGCTGTAGCAAACGGGGCGCACAACATTTGCGCGGATTCCAATGGCATCTTTACAACATGCTTATCGCAAAGACTGCGGGCTGCTGCGTCAGGTTCTAGTTCTACGTAGAATATGTTCATGATTACTTGTGGGCTAAAGCTTTTTGGGCCATAGGATAGATTGAGTCTATCGTAGCTTGCTGGGTTGTCCTGTCCATCTCGCTCAGGAGTTGTAGTCTAACCTTTTGCCGGTCTCGCTTTAAGACTTGTACAAAGTAGTCTATGACCAGCTCGATCTTTGCGGTACGTTTTGCGATCTTGTCTTGCTCCAAAGAACGGCGTTGTCGGCTAGCAATCCACGCTTGCTTGCACCAAAGGCGTGCTTTACCTACGCTAAGTTTCGGCATGGGCTTATCGTACCAAGTCTTAGTGTACTCCTCGCCTTGGTACTCAACTACGACATCTGAAAGCTGTGCGTCTGCTACGCGCACGGCCTCAGCTAGAGTAATCTCTACTGAATCGTTGCGGTAGTACGTGTCGTACATCGGGTTGCACGTAGGCTTGGCAAGCTTCAGTAAGCACCAAACTTTTGTAGTCTTCGCGTCATTTAATAAGTAGTCTAGGTTCATTTTAACTTTCTTTCTCTAGCAACCGCCAATTATACCATACTCTACGTAATAAACAAGCATATTCTACAGGTTATTTATGTAGTCTAACTGTTGGGGATTGTTACTTTACTTATTAAAAAGGGTGTAGTCTATAAGTTGCGGGGGCTGTAGATCGGGGGATACGAGATTATAAAAAAGGGGTAAAAGTATAATTAGTAGAGGGAAGAAAAAAACCGTCCCAAAGAGGGACGGCTTGCTTGTTGTATGTTGTGAGAGATTATTTGCCTATTTGCGAGAGCGCGTAAGCCGTAAGCGCATCTTGCGCGGCCTTGGCCTCTTTGGAGTCTGCTCCATGCTTTGCGATTGCTTCCGCCAACTCTCCCGCGAGGTTATTGGTCTCTTTCACTTGGCCTTTGTTGGCGGCATTTTCGGCGCTTGTGCTAGCCTTTTCGGGACGCTTGTGCCAGCCGTTAAGGCGCTTTAGCAGAGCCTCGCTATTTTCTTCCGCCGGTAGGTCATTCACCTTGCTGTTGAAGTTGGCGGTGAGAATCTCCAGCAAGACCGCCTCATAGCTAGATTGCGGGCCTTCGCCGGGGCGCTCAGTCTGAGCCGTAATAAACGCCTGAGCGTCTGCTATGCTACCGGTGAAGCGTATCGCATCGTTACCGAGTCTGTTGTCTTCAATGGTGAACTTGGCCGCAAAGGCAACCACGTGGTTCATGTATTTTGTACTCATATTATTGTATTTACTTGTTGAAACGTGCATCTAGCACGTGCAGCAACTTTGCCACTTTCTAGCCTAAGTGTCAACTGTTATTTGGAGAAAGTTTTAGTGGGTATTGATGATGATTTATTTATAAATCAATCGCGAAAAAAGTGGGAGGGGTAAAAAAGGGAAAGAGGGTCTTATAATATATATATAAAAATATATTTATATATATATATACAACAATAAACTCCCCTCAACCTTTCCCCCTCTTTTTTTCTTGTT